TTGATGAGTCCGGTGATCACAGCCTCGATGTGATCGACCCCCAGTACCCGGTGTTTGTATTGGGGGGCGTCATCGTTGACCTGGACTACGCGAAGACGGAACTGGAGCAGCGCCTGTCGCAGTTCAAACTGGACCTGTTCGGAAGAGCGGATCTCGTGCTGCACACCGCCGACATCGCCAGGAACCGCAACGGGTTCGAACGGCTAAGTGACCCTGCATTCCGCCAGCGTTTCTACGAACACCTCAACGCGCTCATGTCGTCGCTCGACTATACGGTCATTGCCTGCGCCATCCGGAAGGAGGAGCATCTTGCTCGGTACGGCCTGGAGGCCTTGGATCCGTACGTGTTGAGCCTGAATATCCTCGTCGAGAGACTCTGTTTCGAGGTAGGCGACGTAAGGCACGGTGGTCTGATCGTCGCCGAGCAAAGAAACCGTACCCTCGATCATCAACTCGAACTCGCCTGGCTCCAACTGCGAGTGGGCGGAACCTACTACCTCCAAGGGGCCCAGATCGAAAAACGAGTGCGAGACTTGTTGCTTCGCCCGAAAGACCAGAACATTGCAGGCCTTCAACTGGCCGATCTTGTGGTCAGTCCGATTGGTCGATTCGTTCTCGGGAAACCCTCCCAGAGGGATTTCCGAATCATTGAAGCCAAGTTCAGACGCGGTCGTCGCAGCCGGAGCTACACGGGTACGGGGCTGGTGATACTGCCAAAATAATAGGGTTGGGACCCGCTACGCAGTTCCCAACCTCTGTCTGTAGATTACCACATACTGCCCGCGAATCAACCTTCCCGCCGGACCCATCCCGAATGCGACGGGCTGGTCGGGCTTCATCCTACAACGCCAAGCGCACGAGGAATAGCGGCGCCGTCCAAGGGACGGGATTGAAAGGCGGCCACTTCGGTGTCAAGGGTCTTGGCGAGCGCCGAGACCTGGCTTTTCGAGATGCCCTCCATGCCCGGGGTTTTCACTAGCCCGTCCACCCGGCGCGTGGAGATGCCACGCACGTAGCACTCGCAGATGACGGCCACACTGTCAGGTCGATTGGACAAATGGGAGATGCGGTGCGGGGTTTCGACGAACAGAGCCTGATAGCCCGGCAATGCTTGGCGGTGACCGCCAATAGACTGATGGCGACTGTCACCAAGTTTCTATCTCAGGCTCGAGAAGCAAACAGGCTGCTCCGCCCCGCCTGTAGGCGCCGCTGGAGGGGTTTGCCGGCGTCCACGAGACGGAAGGATCGCCTGCTCAGTCACTGGGTGGGTGGATTGTCCTTCAGTCCGTGGCGCTCCCACCAAGCCTTGAGCCCGGGGACCTTCCAGGCGATGGCCGTGTACCAGATCTTCGCGAAGGCAAACACGGCCACGACGATGGGCCAGAAGTTCTCCCAGCTCCAGGTCGGGTTCCCGAAGATGGCCAGCTGCGCGAAGGCCAGGGCGATGGCTACGACGCCGGCGACGGCGACTTTGATCCAATCCGCCCAACTCTGCCTGGTAAGCAGGCCCACCACAAAGGTGGCTATCAGGCCCGTGGCGATCGTCCACACAGCTATGTACTGCTCCATTTCTCCTCCTCTCCCCCGGCTCGCGCCGGCTTGGTTACAGCCTACTCAGGGCGACGGCGATCGCGTAGCGGGTCTTGGGGCCGACCTCACCGTCGATGGTCAGGGTCTTGTCGTCTGAATCCAGGCGTCCCGGGGTGCTCTGAAACTTTTTGGTCGCCGCCACGCAGCGGTCGAGGTAGTCGTCGTCGTCCGGGTGCAGGCCGGCGGCCTGAATCCTGTTCATGGCAAGCTTGTAGTCGTGAACCGCCGCGGCGATCGCCTTCTGCCGCACGCGGTCGCTCGAGTGGACGCCCTTGTACAGGAGCGGCCACTTGGGGACCGCGATCGTGCCGGCGACCGGCTCCGCGGTCAGCTCGCCCAGGTCGAGATTCTGCCGGCGCCACTTGGCTCCACGGGCGTTCTCGGTGGCGACGCTGGTGATGCGGGCCTGGTGGTTGTAGCCCATCTCGAAGACCTGACCGAGGCCGATGTAGGTGAACATGTGGTAGGCGTGGTCGTCCGCGTTGACCAAGAATCCCTGGTCGCCGACCCTGGCCGGCTGGGCGATCGGGGTGCCCTTGTGATACCAGCCGTTCGCGGTCCGGCGGTCGCCCTTGTCAACAGGCGTGCCGTCGAGGTAGGCGCCGGCGTAGATCAGGGCCGACCAGACGTCGCCCGAGCAATCACCCAGCTTAGGGTTGGACCCGGCCGGGTCGCCAACGTCGTAACGGGCGTCGGGCACGTCGTCCGGGTTGCCCTCATAGCCGAGGCTGTAGGGGTCGCCCACCATCTTGAAGGCGGCGGAGCGGTACTTGTCTGCTTTGGTGGTCACGTTATCCCTCCTTGTGGTGCGGTGCTGCAGGGCAGCTTCATCTCGCAGTGGATGCAGGCGCCGGTGTCCGGGTCGATCTCCGCAAGCGGGCACTTGCCCAGGACGAGCTGCGAGAGGAAGCGGAATTGCCCGCGTAGCTCGTGGTGCTCCTTCTCGAGGGTCCTCATCTCTTCGCGGGTGCGGGTGTTCTCCTCCTCGAGCAGCTTGTTGCGGGCCTCGAGGGCGCCGATGTACTTCTCTCTCTCGTTGTCGGTGGCGATGCGGTAGCGGGATCTGAGGACCGCCACGGCGCCGGTGAAGCCGATGAGGCCGGCGACGCACCAGCCGATGATGGCTGCCCAGTCCGGAATACTCACGGCCGCCTCCTATTCCCCAGCAGGCAGGCGTGGTCGTGCTCGGTGAGCAGGCGGGCGGCCCGGCTCGGTCGCTGGTAGGCCTCCATCCACGGCGGGTGTTTCCGGATGAATAACCAGGCCAGGGCAACAAAAAGGGCGCCGGCGGCGCCCGATATCCTCGGCTCTCTCTGCCCTTCGGTCTTCCTCATTGGCGCCTCCTTTCTGGCCACCGCGTGCCTAGTTTCCGATCGCCACCCAGTGGCAGACGATGCTCGAAAAACCCGAACCGCCGATGGTGGCCGAGAACGATGTGGTGGTGATGGTGTTCGTCTTGGGTGCGATGACGCCGCTAGTGCTGCTCACGGGGCTGATGATGACCTTGGGCGCGCTTGCGAACGTGATGCCGAAGCTAATGCCCGTCGTCCAACTTGCGCTGCCGAGCGTCACGCTGCCCGTGGCTATCTTGGTGGGCATGTACGTGTCACTAACATAGAGGCCGTCGAAGTACGTCTTGAGCGTCGCCTTCAAGTTCGCCCAGGAGAGGGCTTTCAGAACGTTTCCGGCGGCGCTGTCCGCCAGGCCGATATCGTCAGCGTCGACCGGCGTGGCCTTGGTGGTGGCGGCGGCGGTCAGGGCGCCGATGGTAGTCGCTGTCTCCGCGGCGAAGGCAGTAGCGTGGTTGCCGTCGAGCAGATCCGCGTCGATCGTGCTCCCCGCGCCGTCTACGGTCAGCAGCTTCGCCTTCACGTCCGCAGCGGTGTAGGCGCTCGCCAAGAGGAAGGCGGCGGCCTCGTTGCCGTCGAGTTTGTCCGCGTCCAGGCCGCACCCGGCGCCGTCCACGGTTATCAGCTTGGCGATGATGTCCGCGGCCGTGTAGGAGGAGGCAAGGAGGAAGACGGCGGCGTGGTTCCCATCAAGCTTGTCAGCATCCAAGCCGCTCCCGGATCCGTCGACCGTGAGGAGCGCGGCGAGGATGTCCGCGGCCGCCATCGCCCCGCCGGCGCCGGCCGGCGTGTCCAGGTTCGCTACCAGCAGACGGGCCCGGCCCAGCAGACAGGTGAGCACGCGCTCGCCCTCCGCGGCGGTGGCTCCCTGGCAGTTGGTGGGGGCGGTGTCGCCGTCGATGACTACCGGGGTGATGGCGTCGACCGTGGGCCCGCTGGCGGTGCCCAGGCTCCAGGCGTCGCGCGGCGGCCGCGGCGGTCTGAACACGCCGGCCTCAAGGATCTCGTTGATGCGGTTGTCCATCATGCCCACACTCGCTTGGTCGTGGCTTTGGTCGGGCAGGGCGGCGTCAGGGTCAGGTCCTGCGCCTGGATGGTGACGCGCATGTCGAGGCCGTGCCGGCTGCTGCCGAAGTCGACCACGTCGCCGATTGTGACCGGCGCATAGGCGTGCTCGAAGCCGACCCTCTCGGTGGTGGCGGTGCCCAGCGTCAGGCGCTTCTCCGCGCGGGCGTTCAGGTCGGGCACGTCGACCGCGTCGTCCACGGTCTCGGCCAGGGTGATCTCCCGGCCGCGGGTCACGGTCGAGTAGGGGCTGGCGGGATCGTCGTTGGTGTAGCTGCCGCAGAGGGCCGCGGCCGGGCTGCTCGAGGTGAGCACGCAGACGTTGGGAATGTCCCAGGCGTCGGTTTCGACCGTGAACTCCGGCCGGTAGATGCAGTTGGCGCCGTCCCGGAAGGTCCAGACCGGGGCACGACGGCGCGGGTCCTCATACGGGGCAAAAACCACGCGGCCCCAGCCGTCCACCTGGGCGCTCCAGAAGCCGCCGACGTCGAGCAGGTAGTTGACCACCTTGAGCCGGGTGTCGCCGGCGTTCCAGGAGGCGTTGCTGGTCAGAGCCCGGCTCGAGGCCGAGGCGACATAGGGCAGGCCGAGGGCCGTGCATATCGCTCCGGCCGCGTCGACGGCCACGGTGCCGGCGGGGATGGTCAGGCTCGTGCTCAGCTTGGCCTGCTGCAGGGTGAGCAGGGCGGAGACGAGGCTCAGCTCGGCGGTCTCGGCGGCGGCCGTGTAGTCGGCCTTGGGCTTGACCGCGTGCATGGTGGCCAGGGCGAGCCGGGCCTCCTGGCCGGCGTCGTCCTCCACCACGTAGTAGATGCGGATCAGGTCGTCGCCGAGGGAGGGCAGCTCCACGCAGGGCAGCTTGCCCTCCTCTTTTAGCTCGGCGCCGAGGTTGCGAGTGATGCGGCCGCCGGGCTGGATGGTGGTCAGCTCCTCCAGCTCCTGGCGACCGACGTAGGCGACGCGGTGAAAGCGGTAGACGCCGAGGCGCGGGATCGTCCAGTCGATGGCCATGGCGTCACTCCACCTTGAGCAGGCTCAGGGAGGCGCCGACGGCGCCGGGCGAGCCGCCCAGGCTGTCGCCAACCTTCTCCACTTTGACGTGGATGCGGCGGCCGCCGGGCTGGCGGTAGGTGCACGTCCGGCGCCACTCGCCCAGGGCCTCGAGGGCCGCGGCGTTGGCGGCGTCCAGGATGGTGCCGCTCACGTTCAGGGCCTCCTTGGTGTGCTCGCCGGCATAGGTGACCGGGTCGGGCCGGCCGGCGAAGGTGAAGCTCTCGGAGTCGTCCTGCCGGTCGCGGCCTACCTGGGCATCCCACTGCAGGGTGAGCAGCTGCGCGTAGCCGGCGCCGAAGTTGAGGGCGACCGCTCCGTTCGCGGGCGTCGAGATCTGCGCGTCGGCCTGGCTGTAGGCGCCGTTCGCGGCCACGGCCAGCACGCGGTAGGTGACGGTCTGGTCGAGGCGTGGCACGTAGTCGGTGATGGTGCTGCCGCCGGTGAAGGGGTCGGCCAGGGTGACCTGCTCGGTCACGCCGAGGTGGCCGTCGATGCGCAGGAGCACCAGGTGGTTGGTGGCCGGCAGGGTGCCGGTCGCGCCGGCCGCGGCGGTGACGCTCGCGGAGAGGGCGACGGGGTCGAAGGTGGCGCCGATCGTCGGGACCGTGGGCCCCAGGTAATCGGTGGCAAAGGTGCGGGCCGCCGTGGCGGTGAAGCCGGAGCCGGAGCGCACCTCGAGGGCCAGGCTGTAGCTCGAGTCGTCGGGCAGGTCGGTGACCGGGATGCTCTTGCTCGTCTCGGTGGTGCCGGTCCAGGTCTTGAGCACGGCGCCGCCGGCGGAGAGCAGCTGCAGGGTCCAGCCGGCTTGGGCGAACTCGTCGGTGTAGCTCCACGCCACCACCAGGGGAGCGTCGGTGACCACAGTGGCGTCGGCCGCCGGCGTGGTGATGTTGCAGGCCGGGGTGTCGGCCAGGGTTGTCGACTGCAGGGCGCTGTACGGGCCCGGGTTGACGTGCAGGCCGTAGGTCCGCGCCTTGCCGGTGCATACCTGGGCGGCCAGCTTGCCGGTGATGTTGATGTCGTAGTAGCTCGTCGTGCCGGTTACCTGAACGGTGACGTCGCCGGCGCCGATGTTGTAGGTGACGTCGGCCTTGCTCTGCGCGGAGCCGTCCAGGGTGTTGTGCTGCCAGGAGATCCGCAGGATCGTGCCGGTGGGCGAGTAGGGGCCCCAGGCGCTGGTGATGGTCGGGGCCGCCGGCGGCTGCGTGGTGGTCACGCTGTTGGAGGCCGTCGAGAGAGCGGTGAGGCTGCCGCGGTAGGCGCGGACCTTGTAGGTGAGCGTGCCGCCCGGGGCGGTGGCGTCGTTGTAGGTGGTCACGCCGGCGGAGACGGTGCCGATCGCGGAGTAGGCGCCGCCGTCGACGGAGCGCTGCACCTCGAAATTGCTCTCCGTGTTGGAGGCGTCCGCCCAGGTCACGGTGACGGCGCTGGCGCCGGTCTTGGTGGCCGTCACGCCGGTGGGCGCGGCCGGGGTGTTGTAGACGGTGCTCGAGCCGGCGGAGGTGGCCGAGCCGGCGGTGTTGGCCGCCTTGACCCGGTAGGCGTAGGCGTGGTTCGCGGCCACGGTCGTGTCGGTGTAGCTCGTAGCGCTCGTGGCCACGGTGGCTACCTGGACCCAGCTGCCGCCGTCCGTCTGCCGCTCCACCACCAACGTCTCATAGGGCCCGAGGGAGCCGACGTTCGTCCAGGCGATCGTGGCCTGGCTGTCGCTCACGCGGTTGGAGGCTCCGATGGTGGGCGCGGCCGGCTTGACCTCGGTGAAGTCCGCGGCCGTTCCCCAGGCGGAGGTGCCGCCGGGGCCAATCGCCCGCACGCGGTACTTGTAGCCGACCGTGTCGGAGATGCTCGCGGAATCGATGAGGCTGGTGGCTGTGGCGCTCACAGCATTGTTGACCGACGTCCAGTCGGTGCCGTTGACCGAGCGCTCCACCTCGAGGTGGTCGTAGGGGCCGCCGGTGGTGGGGTTATCCGTCCAGGTGACGTGGTTGCTCGTGGTGCTCTCGCGGTGGTTGGCCGCGCTCGAGGGCGCGGTGGGGACCGCATAGAGCACCTCGCTGGTCGCGCTCAGGCCGGCGCCGGCGGCGTTGGTGGCCTTGACGAAGTACTGGTAGCTGCTGCCGGCCGCCAGGGTGGTGTCGACGTGCTGGGTCAGGGTGGTGGGGCTCTTGGACGCGAGAAGCGCAAAGGCGCCGCCGTCCACGCTCCGCCATACCTCGAGGGCCGTGTAGGGCGCCTCGGTCGAGGCGTTGTTCGTCCAGTTGATCGTGGCCTGCGTCGGGCTATCCCGGGTGACGGCGCCCAGGGTCGGGTCGTCCGGCAGGGCGGTGTAGTTGATGGTCAGGATCGCCTTGGTCGAGGTGTAGTTTTTCCGGTTTTCGCCGTTGGGTGCGTACATCTTGAGCCACCAGGTCTGGTCGGCCCACATGCGGCGCGCGGTGTTCAGGGCGTTGTAGGTGTCCTCGAGGGTGGCCGCGGCGACGGCCGTGGTGTCGGCCGTGCCCTTGGTGGCAACCTGGCTGGCGGGCGTGCCGGCGCCCACGGCGGCGGCCATGCTGACGGTGACCGCGGCTTGCCAGTCCCAGTCGGTCATATCCCAGTGCAGGGTGGCCGAATCGATGACCGAGCCGGCCGGCAAGCCGAAGGCCGGCAGGGTCATGTAGGTGCTGTTGTTGTAGTTGGGCGAGGGGCCCGGGCCGCCCAGGGCGTACCCGGAGGGCGCGGTCGAGTAGCCGTTGCGCACGCAGGTCATGACGGTGGCGGTCTTGGTGACGGTGCCGCCCATGTCAGCCTCCCATTCTCACGGCCGTCTGAATGTCCTCGATGAGGCCGCGGTAGCTGGCCTCGCTCATCCTCGAGCCGTCGATCGTAATCTGGCCGATGTGGATAGTGGTCCCGCCTCCGGCGCCGGCGCCTGCCAGCTGGAAGCGGCTGCTGAAGTCGCCCCCGATGCCGCCGGCCATGCCGGCCACGCGCGCCATTTGGTCGGCGACGTCGTCTCCGCCCGCCACGAGCCCGAGGCGCAGCCCCTCCATGAGGTTCGCGCCGTAGCCATAGAACAGGATGGAGGGCGAGTGGATCTCCCACTTCTCCGGCAGGATGGCATTGAGCCAGGAGATCTTGTCGAGAAACCAGTTTTTGAGGCTTTCCCAGACCGCCTTGAGGCCGTTCCACAGGCCTTGAATGACGGCCTTGCCGGAGTCGTAGAGCAGGGTGCCCAGGCTACCGACCGCGTCTTTGATCTTCTGGCCGATGTTGAGCCAGAGGGCCACGTAGGTATTCCACACCCACTTGATGCCGTCCCAGAGGCCTTGAATGACGGCCTTGCCGGTGTCGAGCAGGAGGCCGCCCAGGTTGCCGAGGGCGGAGAGGATCTTGCCGGGGATGCCCTTTATCCAGTCGACGGCCGCGGACCAGGCGGCCTTGATGGCGTCGACCATCTTCCAGAAGCCGGCCTTGATGTCGTCCCAGTGCTTGATGATGAAGCCGATCAGGGCGGACAGGCCGCCGGTGGCTATGGCCAGCAGGACCTGCATGATGGTCTGCCAGTTGTCACGGAGGAAGTTGACGCCGGCCCAGAAGACCGCTTTGATGGCGTCCCAGGCCGCCGTGAAGGCGCCCGATATCGCGTCCCACGCGGCGGAGAAGGCGTCCTTGATGGCGTTCCAGGCCACGGTGAGCGCGGCCAGAATCTCCTCGTGGTACTTGATGCACAGGACCACGATGGCTATAAGCGCGGCGATGCCGGCGACGACCAGGGCGATGGGCCCGAGCAGCGCCATGTTGGCCGCGGCCAGGCCGGAGACAAGCGGGATGAGCGGGCCGATGACCATGGCCACGCCGGCGAGCGCGACGACCAGCAGGCCGCCTATGGTGATGACCTTCTGGACCGGGCCGGGCAGATTGCTGAACCAGCCAAGCAGCTTCGTGCCCAGGTCGAGAAAGGTGTTCATGACGGGCACCAGCGCGGTGCCGATGCCCTCCTTGAACTCGGCCATGCCCACGGTGAGGCGGGCCTGCTTGCCGGCGGCCGTCTCCGCGTTGGCGGCCACGGACCCGCCATAGGTGTCGGCCAGGCTCTGCAGGATCTGCTCGTAGGAGAGGGCCTTGCCGGAGGCGTCCTTGGTGGCCACGCCGAGCTTGGAGAGGCCGGCGACGTTCCCCAGCTGCGCCTTGGCGAGGGCCTTGGTGACAGCCTCGAGATCGAGCCCCTTGCCCTGGGCCGTGTCCATGGCGATCGTCATAAGGTCCTGGGCCTTGCCTACGTCCTTGGTGGCGGCCACCAGGTTCGAGAAGGCCGGGCGCAGCTTATCGTCGGCCACGCCGGAGGCCATCTCGGTCTTGAAGATGTAGTCCTCGAGCGAGGCCACCTGGGCGTCGGTGGCGCCGGTCACGTTGCGCAGGGTGTTGGCGAGCGTGGCCGCGGACTGCTCGTCCTCCATGGCCGCCTCGGCGGCGTCCCAGCAGTAGCCGGCGACCTTGCCGATGATGAGGGCGCCGGTGGCTGCGGAGGCCAGGCCTTTCAGCTTGCCGTCCAGGCCGCCGAACTGGCTGCTGGCCGAGTTGACGGCGCCGGCGGTGCGGTCCGTGGCCTTGAGGATGATCTCAAGGGTGCGGCTGTCGGACACGGCTCACCTCCCTTTGTTCTGGCTCTCCCGGTAGTCGGCCTCGGCGTTGGCAAAGATGCCGGCGAAGGCGACCCACTCGGCGTCTTGGTCGAGCAGGCCACCCGCGTCCGGCAGGCAGGTCAGGTGTTTGCAGAGCTGGTATGAGGACCAGAGCCGGGCGATGCGCGGCTCGCTGGCGAGCAGGTTCTTAGGCGGCCCGCTCCGGCTCGTCAGACAGGCCCAAGCGAGCCGCCGGCCTCTCTCGCGAGGCATCATCGGGGACGGCCCGCTTCCAGACGATGCCCACCTGCTCATCGACCCAGCGGGCCGAGGCGGGGTCCATATCCTCGTAGGCCTTGAGAATGTCGGGGCCGGAGCAGCCCACTCCGCCAACAGTGAGCACTCGGCCGACGGCCTCGAGGCGGAAGCGGCGCAGGGCCGGCGACAGCTCTTGCTCCTTCATGCGCTCGCGGGCCTTGGCCTGCTCCTCGGGGCTCGTTTCGCGGGCCTGCTTCATGGCCTCCTCGAGGGAGATACCTAGACCCTTGAGGGCGTCAAGCGCCTCCCGCTCGGCCATGCCCTGGGCCTTCTCGACGTCGCGCTGGCGCACGGTGGTGAGCAGGGTGAGGCTGTCTCCCTCGGGGTCGGTGAATACCTGCAGGTCGTTGTCGGTGACGATCTTCATGCTTCCCCTCCGTAGGGTCGCGGGCTTGGGACCGAGGCTAGGCGGTCAGGCTGGCGATGGTGTTCTGGACCTCGATGAGGATGCGCCGGCCGGTGACCGTGTCGTAGTAGGCGGTGATCTCCGCGCTGCCGGTGATGAGGCCTTCGGATATCTCCTCGTCCAGGCCGCCGGTGAACTGGCAGGCGGGCAGGGTGACGCGGACGAACTTGTAGTAGGTGGACTCGATAAGCGCGCCGGTCAGCTCCACCACCAGGGCGAAGTTTTCCGCAGCCTGCATGTCGGCCAGGTAGGCCTTGGGGAAGTCGAGAAAGTCCAGCTTGGCGGTGATCTCGGCGTTGTCCTTGCGGCGCAGCGTGCTCGCCAGGAACTGGGTCAGGTCGGTCAGACCGCGCTTCTCCTCGAGGTTGCCGTTGTAGGCGATGCTGCCGCCCTCCACGGTGTAGTCCTTGACTCCGCCGATCGACACGGAGGCCTTGCTGCAGACCAGCGGGTCGGCCGTGTAGGTGGGCGTGCTCGTGACCGTT